AGAAGATGGAGTTATGCACGAAGTAAAATTAAAAAGGTGTAAAATGATGAAAGTTAAAGACGTTTCGAAATAAGATATAAATTTAATTTCACATATATTAAAATTAAATCTTTACATTATTAAACCTCGTGTGTATAATGTATTTATTAACTGTAACTGATTAAAAAGGTATAAAATGACTAAAATATTAACACTAGAAGAAGCAAGAGAGAAAGCTATATATTGTTATTCATATGATAACGGGGATTATTCATATCAAACGGAAAATGGAGTTATGCACGAAGTAAAACTAAATGAGGTATAAAATGATGAAAGTTGAAGACGTTTCGAAATACGATATAAATTTAAATGCTATTTGGATAGAAAACGCTTTAAATAAAACTAAATCAAAACTAAGCGGAAGAATTTTAAAAAAATCAAAATCTCGAGAAGGTTTATCTTTAATGGATGTGGAAGATTTGTTAAATGTTTACATAAGTAAAAAAAAAATGACAATCCGGAAAGACGGATGATAAATTTATTAATAATTAAGGTGTAAAAATGTCTTTAGAAAATCAACTTTCAGAATTAAACAAATCGATATCAGAATTGATAAAGGTTATATGTAACGACAATGTATGTTTGAAAAAATCTACGTTATCAAATAGCAACGGGGGCGCTAAAGATGGCGGTAAGGTTAAAGAGGAAATTAAGGTTAGGGTTGTTAGCCACGAAGATATTCAAGAGTTGGCTAAGTTGAAAATGAAATTACCTAACGTGGATAAAAATGATATTAAAAAAATTGTCAGGGGGGTCAAGAAGGATGCTCAAATTTCAGATTTAAACCCTGAAGAGTTAATTCTTACTTATGACAATATTTCAAAATTAAAATAACCATGGGTATCAACAGAGAGAAGGCCCATGCCAAACTGTCTGCTTCAGGATCGGAAAGATGGTTGAATTGTGCGGGGTCCGTAGCCGCAGAAGCGTCCATGTTAGATAAAGCTAGTGGGGCGGCGGAACTCGGAACCTTAGCTCATGAGTTGGCGGATATTTGTTTGAAAAATGAACAATGCACCGACGAATGGGTTAATAATGAAATATCTTGCGAATATAACGGTAAGTTGCTGAAAATAATTGTAGATAAAGATATGGGTAAGTTTGTTCAAGAGTATCTTGATTACGTCAGATCTCATGAATCTTCTGATTCTCAATTGTTTACAGAAGAGAGAGTTGATTTTTCCAATTTCGTACCGGACGGATTCGGAACATTGGACAGCGCAATTATAGATTACGAAACGGGAGTCTGTCACATATTCGATTTAAAATATGGAATGACTGAGGTCGATGTTGAGGGTAACACTCAGGCAAGACTTTATTGTTTAGGATTACACAATGGATTGGGGTTCTTGGAAATAATTAAAAGTTTTAGAATTCATATTGTCCAACCTAGAAGATTTTCTATCACTTCTGAAGATATATGTTTAGAAGAGTTACTTGAATTTGGAGAATACGCATGTGGAAGGGCCTCTTTTGCGTTAAGTGAAAATGCTATACGTACTCCGGGAGAGAAACAATGTCATTGGTGCAAGGTTAGATTCACTTGCGTGGCGTTAAAGGAATTTACTGAAAAGATAATTTGTTCTGAGTTTGAAAACTTAGATGAAGGTTTGGTAGATTATTCCGCAGGTGGTGATAAATGTCTCGATGATCCACTCACACGACAACAGACACACACTTACATATCTGACCAACAAGTGAAATTGATTTTAGACAACAAAAAATTGATTGAAAAATTTCTTAATGATATCCGAGAAAACACATTAGAGAGATTGCAAAACGGGGAGAAGATACCGGGTTACAAATTGGTAAGAAAGAGAGCTAATAGAAAATGGGTAAGCGATGCTGAAGATCACTTAGTTCGTAAACTAGGTGAAGATGTGGCATATGTCGATAAATTGATAAGTATTACAGAAGCCTCCAAACTTCTTGATAAGGAATATATAGACGGTATCACTTATAAACCTGAAGGGGCTGTCGATATTGCCCCAGATAAGGATAAAAGAGATAGTGTCGCTAGTATAATCGATGAATTTGGTAGATAAGTACGATCTTAAAAACGTTTTATGAAAATTTATTTTATAAACGACAAATTTTAATTACATTTTAAATTTGTCGTTTATAATAAATATTGTTTGGGTTTGGCAACCCTAACAATTATTTTGCCAACATAACTATTAATTTAAAATGTAATTAAAATGACTGAAAGAATCAAAATTGAAAACGTAATATTATCTTACCCTAACATTTTCCGTAAAGGGTTTTATGAAGGTGTAGAAAACAAAAAATACACAGCTACGTTAGTATTAGATAAATCTAATCCTGAGCATAAAGCTATTAAAAAGGTTATTGATAAACAAATCGAAAGTATTTATAAACAAACCAAGAACAAAAGGAGCGATTTTAAAGACGATAGATTCTGTATAAAAGATGGCTCTGACGAATTTGAAAATTCTTGGTTGATTAAAGTGGGCAACCCAAAACGCCCTAAAATCATCGATAGAGATAGAACACCTTTATTAGAAAGCGATGATAAGATTTATGCGGGTTGTTATGTTAACGCCATTATAGATTTGTATTATTATGACAAGCAATATGGTAAATTCCTGTTATCCAATTTATACGGTGTGCAGTTCCAAGCTGACGGAGATAAATTAGGTAAAGAAATTCCCGATGTGACAGAAGAGTTTGAAGATCTAGATTCCTTGGACGATATATAAGAATTTAAGTTATACTCCATCAAGCCTTATTTTGAATATAGCTTGATGGATTTCAAATCATCAAAACATTAATTACTCATGGAGAACTTAGTAGTTTTAGATTGTGAAGTTTACCCAAATTACACATTGTTCGCTTTTAAAAACATAGGCAGTAACAAGACTGTAACTATTGATATAAAGGGTGAGAATGAGACGTTGGACGAGATGTCATATAGAAAATTGAACAGTATTATAAATACTCGGACAACTTTCGGATTTAATAGTAGAAATTACGACATACCGATTATATTATTTGCCTTAAAAAAAAAATCGGCTTCAGAAATTCATAAATTATCATCTTTTATAATAAACAACAATTCCCATGGTTGGCAAACTATGAAGAGGTTTGGTTTGGTATGGGATAAAAACAAAATAGATCATTTTGACATACAAGAGCCTGTACCAAATATACGAGCAAGTTTAAAACTTTACGGCGGTAGAATGCACTCTAAAAGATTGCAAGATCTACCCATCAAACCAGATTCTATACTCACTGAAACGGAGATGGAAGAAATGGAGCGCTATTGTATTAATGATTTAGATACTACAATAGATCTTTATAAGAATATTAAGAATCTGATAGATCTTAGGATTGATATGTCAAAACAATATGATCAAGATTTAAGAAGTAAATCAGATGCTCAAATTGCAGAAGCTTTGATAAAATCAGAACTATCTAAAACAAGCAGCGGACGTTTGAAAGCTCCTAAGGTGTCTGAGGATTCGACCTTCAGAGTTACAATTCCAGATTTCATAAAATTTGAAACCGAACAACTTCAAAATCTTTTAGAAATCATTAGGGGTTGTGATTTCAAAGTTGACGACAAAGGTTCTGTTATACTCCCATCAGCTTTAGAAGAAAATAGAATTGAAATAGGTAGGTTCACTTACGAGATAGGTGTCGGCGGTTTACATTCAAATGAAAAATCTCAGTCTATAATACCTGAAGATGATGAAATATTAATTGATAAAGACGTAGCCTCATATTATCCGGCTATCATTATTAATAACAATCTGTACCCCAAACATTTGGGTGAGAATTTCCTAGATGTTTATAAAAGTATTATGGTAACAAGACTTAAAGCTAAAAAGGAAAAAAACAAAATTGTTAATGAATCTTTAAAAATTGTTTTAAATGGCACTTACGGAAAATTGGGGGATGTATATTCTGTCATGTATTCGCCAGATTTATTAGTTACTGTCACTCTTATTGGTCAACTATCTTTATTAATGCTCATAGAGAAGCTAGAGAGCCGAGGGATATCTATTGTATCAGCAAACACAGACGGCTTTGTTTCTTTAGTTAAAAATAAACAACGTGGGTTATATTCCGTTATATGTTTCGACTGGGAATTAATAACAGGATTTGATCTAGAAGAAACAATATATACGGGTTTATTTTCAAGAGATGTTAATAACTATTTTGCTATTACAGATCAAGGAATAAAAAGAAAAGGTGCGTTTTCCGCAAACTCTTTGAAAAAAAACCCCAGTGGGAATATTTGCGTAGATGCTGTTATAGAATATACAATCAATAAAACCCCTATCGAAAAAACAATATCAGAATGTAAGGATGTCACCAAATTTTTATTTGTGAGGACTGTTAACGGCGGGGCTACGTATAAGGGTGATTATTTGGGTCGTGTCGTAAGATGGATTTATTCTACTGAAGGTGAGACAATTTATTATAAACCGAAAATTGATTTAGATTTAAAAGAAACTAGAAATAAGCTGATATACAAATATAATTTGGAAAAAGGTGATCCTATATTGAAAATACCTAAAAAGAAACTAAAAAACAATTATGATGAATATAAAGGTTGTTTAGTTTTCAAAACTTCAACCCCGAAAGTTTCTAAATCAGAAGGTTCTAGGCCTATCATGGAAATAGAAGGGTTTCCGGAAGATATTGATTATTCTAGATACATAGATGAATCATTAAAAATATTAACTGTTTTAGGATTAAAATGAAAGATAAGATATTACATTTAAAAAATATAGGTAGGGCCATATCTAATTATGGTGAAGATTGTTTTATTTCAAAATATTTAAGTTCAAGGGAAGCTAAACTCTTGATTTATTTATGGGCAAGGGACTTCGAATCTAAAAGGAATGAAGAGGAGGATGAGCTTGACGATATTATAAAATGTGGTGAAGAGAAACTGAAATTTCTAAAATTAGGTGACACTATACAGGTCTTAACCACCCATCAATAAAAAAAGGCTTTACAAATAATAAAATCTATTTTATTATCTATGAATTAACAATTCAACTAAGTAATAATATGATAAACTTAAAAGATAAAACATTTAAAGAATCGGTAGACACCTGCGGTAAATTTTCCCAAGATGGAAGGGATCTTAAGATTCATGATATGGTAAGTTGTATAATAAATTATAAATCTTCTACTTCTAAAGAAGATAAGTTGTTTTTTTTAATCAGCCTCATTTTATCTTCTTTAGAAGTAGTTAAGAAGGAAGGTTTGTTTGATATCTACGATGAAGCGATCACAGTGGTTGCAAAGGGTAGACCCTCTTTAATGGATGTCGGTGATTGTGAAATAAAATCACATTCAGTAGATCAATACGAACGTGCGGTAGGGGAGTTAAGAAAATTGGTTGAGGGGGAATCTTCACAAATGTCATTATTTGATAGTTTTCCAGAGTTCGATCATGGTCAATGATATAAAAAAGACTCTGGAAGACAGGGGGTCACTTTATGGGAAATTTACAGATAACGCCGAAGTTTGTCAGAAGCTTCTTGAGGTTATTGAGAAAGCCCCAAGTTATTCAAAATTAAGCAGATTGCATAAAGAATCTTACCATATGATCTTTCATAAGATTGCTAGATCTGTTTGCGGAGATCCTAATCATATAGATAATATCCATGATATAATAGGTTTCGCAAAACTACTTGAGGATTTTCTTATGGGTAAAGGGGATAGAGGTAACCAATGACTGAAATCTTAACACTAGACGAAGCAAGAGAGAAAGCTATATTTTGTTACTCATATAATAACGGTGATTATGAGTATCAAACAGAAGATTACTTTTGGCATCTTCTAAGAAACGGTGTTGATCTTCTAGAAGGTAAGGATGCTATAGTTTGTTGGTCATTTGGTAACAGGGATCATAGCTATAAATTAAAAGGGGATAGGTTTTACCACCTTATAAGAAACGGTGTTGATCTTCTAGAAGGTAAGGGGGCTATAGGCTGTTGGTCATATGATAACGGGGATTATGAGTATAAAACAGAAGATAAATTTTACCATCTTATAAGAAACGGTGTTGATCTTCTAAAAGGTAAGAAAGCTATAGATTGTTGGTCATTTGATAACGGGGATTATTCATATGAAACGGAAAATGGAGTTGTACACGAAGTAAAATTAAATGAGGTATAAAATGACTAAAATACTAACACTAGAAGAGGCAAGAGAGGGCGTAGGTTATTTTCTTGAGTATCACAACGGTGATTATTCATATAAAACAGAAGATAGATTTTTGCATATTATAAGAAACGGTGTTGATGTTTTAGAAGGTAAGAGAGCTATGCGGTGTTTTTCATATAATAACGGTGATTATAGGTATAAAACAGAAGATAAATTTTACCATCTTATAAGAAACGGTGTGGATCTTCTAGAAGGTAAGGATGCTATAAATTGTTATTCATATGATAACGGGGATTATGAGTATAAAACAGAAGATAAATTTTACCATCTTATAAGAA